GTTGGTACTCCAGTCAATGAACTTAGAATAACGAATGCGGCTACAGGTAATGGTCCAATTCTTGCAGCAATTTCTACCAGTACAACCGATTCAAATATTGATCTTAATATTAATCCTTTAGGAACAGGTGTTCTTAAAAGTGGAACAGCTGCAGTTAAAGTTGCAGGCTTAGAAACTATTTTTGTTCCTACACAAGCAATGTTTGGAACAGATGCTAATGGAGCTGACTCACAAACAGTTGTAACTACAGCAACTAGACCTGAAATGAAGCTTTTAGATTTTGATGCAAGTGCAATTGAATATGCACAGTTCTCTATTGCAATGCCTAAATCATGGAATGAAGGCACACTAACCTTTCAAGCTTTTTGGGCTCCAAGTAATACAGATACTGGAAACGCTTTAATCGGTCTTCAAGGTGTTAGTGTTCCGAATGATGCAACTTCAGACGTTGTTTTTGGAACGGCTATATATGTTACAGACGCTGGCGGAGGTGCCGTTGAAGATGTACTGGTGAGTCCGGTGAGTGCTGCAGTAACAGTCGCAGCAGCAGCAGCTGATACATACACATATTTTCAAGTTCTTCGAAATGCAACTGATGGTGCTGATACCTTTACAGGTGATGCCCGATTATTAGGAATTAAAATATTTTATACTACAGACGCAGCTAACGACGCATAGGAGAATTAGAATATGTCTTTTGGATATCAGGTTTTAGGCTTCGGCGCCGGTGGCGGAGCAGCGCCCTATGAAATCGAATCTTTAGTTATTGCTGGAGGTGGTAGAGGTAGTGACAATACTTCTTCTGGTGGTGGTGGTGCTGGAGGATATAGAAATTCTTATGCATCTGAAGCCTCAGGCGGAGGAGCTTCTTCTGAAAGTAATTTAGAATTAGGCGGAGGTACAGTTTACACAATTACAATTGGTGCTGGTGGTCCGTCAAATCATACAAATGGAGATGATAGTTCCATATCAGGTGCTGATATTACAGATGTAACTTCTGTTGGTGGTGGAACAAGTGCTTATGCAACTGGTACTCCAGCATTGGTAGGTGGTTCTGGCGGAGGTGCTGAAGATATTTCTGGTAACAATATTGGTGCTGCTGGAACAGCCAATCAAGGTTATGCTGGTGGTAATTCTGGTGGTTCTGGTGCTGGATATCGAGGTGGCGGTGGAGGCGGTGCTTCTGCTGTTGGTGCTGCTGGTTCAGGTGGTTCAGGTGGTTCAGGTGGTAATGGTGGTGCTGGTTTATCTTCATCTATAACAGGTGGTGCAGTTTCAAGAGGTGGCGGAGGCGGAACCGGATGCTTTAATGGAACAGCCGGTGTAGGTACTGATGGTGGCGGTAATGGTGGAAGATACACGCCTGGATTGGGTAATACCGCTGGAACTGTAAACACTGGCGGTGGTGGTGGCGGTAATGGTGGTGGCGGTAGTGGTGGCTCAGGAGTCGTTATTTTAAGAATGCTTGATGGAAATTATTCAGGAACCACAACGGGTTCTCCAACAGTTGCGACAGCAGTTGGCGGAACAGATACAGTTTTAACATTCAATGCTACTGGGAGTTACACGGCCTAATGGCTCACTTTGCAAAACTTGATGAAAATAATATTGTTCAACAAGCGGTTGTTGTGCATAATAATATAGCAACCAGTGAACAAGCTGGAGTAGATTTTTTAAATAATCTTTATAAAACAAATGATGTTTGGAAACAAACTTCTTATAATACTCATAAAGGAGTTCACAGATTAGGTGGAACACCTTTAAGAAAAAATTATGCAGGTAAAGGAATGACTTATGATGCAGCTAAAGATGCATTTATACCTATTCAACCTTATACTTCATGGATTTTAAATGAAACTACTTGTGATTGGGACGCACCCGTTGCTAAACCTGATGATGGAAAAAGGTATCAGTGGAACGAAGTGGCCTATCAAGCGAATAATACCCAGGGCTGGGACTTAATTCTCTAATAATTTTTTTCAACCAACTTTTACTACTATCCTATATTTTATAGGATATCCCTCACCTTTACTTTAGCTGTGTCTTCATCTATAAGACACACAGAATGAGAAAGAAAACTGAAGATACTTTTCCCTCGAACTTATTGCCGGCTACTATACATGGTATTTTTTCCATACCTGTTTATCGGTGTTCTTTGTGATTCCTAATGAAATAAACTATATATATGGCTTACCTGCTTATATAACAAAGATAAATCCGAAGCTTTACGAAAAAAATAAAATTTTATCTCAAATAGAAAAAAATTATAAAGTATCTAAAGTAAGAAATAAGTGGGCCCTTGGTTCTTTTATTAAAACAGACATACATCACGCGTATGGTGACGATGATCCTAGATTTAAAAAAATTAATTATTATTCATTACCTCGACAATACGAAAAAATAATAGCTGATTTTTTTAAAAAACTGGATCTGCGGACAAGTTTTAAGTTTACTTTTTTCATTGCTAATTATACATGTGCCAAACATAATTCAGTAATGACACCCCATATCCATACGGACTGTACTTTTTCCCTTATCCATTATATTAGCTTTGATAAGAGGCAACATACATCTACAATTTTTAGAAACCCTTATTTCTTTAATAACTTATTACCCCACCAAAAAAGTTTACAGGAGGTCTTTGCTAATCAAGAAAAAAACGGTTGGATATACAGAGAGTGGGTAATAAACACTGAAGAAGATGATATAGTAATTGTCCCAGCAGTTCTTGAACATTATGTAAGAAATTTTGATAGCAAAAAATCTAGAATTACTATAGTAGTTAATATTAGTATAAATGCTGTGAAGAGTTAAAAGATTGGATATGAAAATTTTCACTTTTAAAAGTAAACCTCCACTCACACCTTTTGCTCCACAATGGGATTATTCTTTGGGATATGAAAATATCTCTAATTTCATTGATTGTCCTAAAATTGCCAGTCTTATTTTATCTAAAGAAAAAAATATTATTCGTAAATTTCCCCCAGTAAAGAGTTCTTCTATTGATGGATATACTGATCTAGGGCCAAACAGCTTAACTTCTAGATATGGGTATTATAATTTAATAGAGTGGCCTGAAATAGAAATAAAAATTTTGCAAGATAGAATTGTAAAGTTTCATCAAAAATTCTTAAAGGATCTTAATATTAAAATATTCAATACCGTTTTAATAAAGGGGTGGGCCAATGTTCTGAGAAAAGGAGAAAAAATTAATCCTCACCTTCATAGTGTTCAACCCCATTCTTATCTTAGTGGACATGTAACCGTTCAGTGTGAAAATACTTCCACGTACTATGTTAATCCTGTGAATCAATTAAATGAGCCAGAGGTGAAACAAATTAAAAATGTGCCAGGAGAAATTACTCTTTTTCCTACCTGTGTACCCCACTACACCGACATTCATAGTGCATCAACAGAACGTATTACCATTGCGTTTGATCTTTTCCTTAAAACGGAGGTTAAGTTGCCCTCTCCTAAAAAATAATATATATAGAAGTCTGGCATGGGGGATTTTTCCACCACAAAGATCTTCTGTGCCTACTTATAATCATATTGATCTCGCCAAAGTGATGTAGTATAAAATCCTAAAGGCAATTATGCTGCAAAAAGTAAACTTTTTACCAGGATTCAATAAACAAGTTACCCCAACCGGAGCTGAGGCTCAATGGACAGGGGGAGACTATGTCCGTTTTAGATATGGTACACCTGAAAAACTAGGTGGTTGGGATCAATTAGGTGGAGATAATTTAACTGGGGCAGCACGAGCCCTTCATCATTTTGATGACAACGCAGGTATTAAATATGCTGCAATTGGTACCAATAGAATTTTATACATCTATTCAGCCGGAAACTATTATGACATTCACCCTATCAACAATACGATTACGGGTTGTGATTTTTCTACAACTATAAGTGAGGCCACAGTTACCATAACTTTTCCTACTCCTCATGGAATGTCGGAAGATGATATCGTTCTCTTAGATACGGTTACCGCGCCTCCGGGTTCAGGCTACACCGATGCAGATTTTGAAGATAAAAAATTTATGGCTACGTCCATTCCTACAGCGACAAGTATTATAGTGACGTTGGCTTCTAATGCATCAGCAACCACTACTAATGTAGGAAGTGCACGAGCTCAAACTTATTATACGGTCGGACCCGCACAAGAACTTGGCGGCTTCGGTTTTGGTACTGGTCAATGGTCAGGAACAGCTTCCGGTCCAGCGACGACAACTTTAGTAACAACGATTGCAGCCGATGTTGCAGTCACAACTGTAGTCTTAACGAGTTCGGCGGCCTTTCCATCTTCCGGAACAATTAAAATAGGAACAGAGGAAATTACTTTTACCGCTAACGATACAGGCACAGGAACTTTAAGTGGGGGCGCCCGTAATGCTAATGGAACAACCTTGGCCGAACACACGGCCGGCGCGACCATTACTAATATCACAGACTATGTTGGCTGGGGAGAAGCTTCTGGAGAGGAGGTTATTCTTGAACCTGGTCTATGGGTTCTAGATAATTATGGAACTACACTGATTGCTCTTATTTATAATGGTAAATGTTTTGAATGGGATTCAACTGTTGCTAACGCGACCGCGACCCGAGCCACGGTTATTTCAGGAGCACCAACCGCTTCAAGACACGTACTCGTATCTCCTGTAGACCGACACTTAATTTTTTTAGGAACAGAAACCACGATCGGAGACCCTTCTAAACAAGATGACATGTTTATCCGATGGTCCGATCAAGAAAGTACCAGCGACTATACTCCTTCCGCAACGAACACGGCAGGAACTCAGCGGCTAGCGAATGGCTCTAAAATTATGGGCTCTATTCGAGGCCGGGATGCTATTTATATCTGGACAGATGCGGCCATCTTCTTGATGCGTTTTGTCGGTCAGCCCTTTACCTTTTCTTTTGAACAAGTTGGAACGAACTGCGGACTCATTGGTAAGAATGCCTGCATGGAAGTCGACGGTACCGCTTTCTGGATGTCAGAAAATGGATTCTTTCAAT